CTCGAGGGACGCCTCGGGACGAGCCCATGCGTGTCGTGATGCTAAGACCCCAGAACGGCGTCTAAGCAACACCTTTAAAGGTACCCCACGCCTGAGCCCCCTTACGACCTGCCAACAGACGTGTGGGCGTGCATCCGGGAGTTCGTCCACTGCATCATCGCTGGACTCCTCGAGGTCCGCCCAACGTGTACCTAAGGGTACCACGACGGGCCTAACATCCACATGCTGCATGTGTTCCTCCCGCCCTAATGAGGGGCGGCGACGGATCACGCACCGACCGCGGGAAAACGCTAAGAGTTTCCGCTTCAGGAGTGAGGCAACTGTGAAAGGCGAAGGGAATGAACCCCTAGCCTTCACCCTCGGATCAGGTCCGGACATCCAGTAGTAGTACCGTGAAAACGAGACTGCTAACTGGTCCGAGACCTCAGACCAAACTCCAAGGTCGACCAGATGGGGAGGACACGAACGTGTCGCCCTAGCTGGAACGGCCTGAGCGGAGACCAAAGCGTCTTGGGCCAACGACGCGGACTCCTTCCACCAGTGCGTGCCGAAAGGCACACGGAAGTAAGAGGCTGGCGAGAACAGCGAGGAGAACCGGGTAGCATAGCATAGAGCCCATGCTGCCCGGCGTCCCCAAGCTGGAGCCGGCCCCAAACAGAGTGGATCCCCCTTTGAAGGGGGGAGGCCAAACCCTCCCAGTTCGGGTGGGTAATTGACCAGGAACCGCCGATGGCGAGCCCAAGCCCACAGGTCCGGTGCCATGCAGCGTATGGAAGATCGTACCCTCCGAAAAGCGCGAGGGTAACGAAGCCGATACGAGGAGACAGCGGAACCGACAGTGGTCCACCACGGGACGGAAGAATGAGGAACCGGGTGGGAGGTGAATGACTCCCTGCGCGACGTGTTCAAGCGCACCAAACCCCTTAAGGAAAATACGTCCGGTTGGCTAAAACCAACACAGGTGCCATACGGGTCAGCAATATGGCCTCGAGGACGGCCCGAAGCAGACTTAAAAGTCGCTCGGCCAACCTCTTCGGTAAAGACAAACCATTTCCGCGAACGGAAATGTTTGCCTTCCGAGAAGCGGGCGTTACAGGCACGCGCGACAGCTTCATAGTTGTCGATCGCGTACTCTGGCCACCGCCCAACGAGGTCATCGCCACAAATGGCGTTAAAATTACTGACCGCATGAGCACCCTGGACGTCACCCAAGTTAAGGCAAGACGCCTCTGTCTCGGACACCCAGAACAGATGTACAAGGGATAATAAGGCCCAAGTACACGGAAGACCCATCAAGATGCCGCACGTCGAAACGCACGACGAGC